TCTAAATTTAAGAAAACAATATCTTATTTACAAAACAAGCAGTTTCACGATGCTTCAGAAGAAATGCTTGATAGCCTTTGGGCGAAACAAACACCTAATAGAGCAAAAGAATTAAGTAATAGAGTAAAAGAGGTGGAAGTTGGATCTTGACAGTTTAAAAGCAGGTGGTCTTGGATTAAGTGGCTATATAGTTCAATGGATAGATTTTTTTAGTCCAGTAATTGAATTAGGCTATATGGTTGTTCTTATTGCTTATTTTTTATATCAAATTAAAAAAATAAAAAGTGAGATTAAGTAGTGAGTAAAGGCGTAGTTAAAAGAGTAATAGTAACGCCAGATAAACACTTTCCTTTACACGACCAACCTTCTATAAACGTATTAAAAAAGACTATTGAAATAGTTAAACCTGACGCTTATGTTGATTTAGGTGACGTTGGAGAATGGTCGGCTTTTAGTGCTTGGAAATATAAACGTAAAAAAGCACCTCCTCTTGAGTTCTTAATAGAAGATTTTGATAAAGACGTAAAAGATGTCAATGAAGGTATGGACCAAATTGACGAATCACTTGATAAAGTGAATTGTAAGGAAAGATACATAACAGAAGGTAACCACGATAACTGGTTAAATATGTCTGTTGAGAAGTATCCTTATATACCTCAATATAAGTTTAAAAACGCAGTTAAACTTAAAGAAAGAGGTTATAAGTATATTCCTTTTGGAAAACACTTAAAATTAGGTAAATTATACCTATATCACGGACATCAATATGGTGGTCAATACCATACATCTAATCATTTAAGGAAACTTGGATGTAATGTTATGTATGGACATTGGCACGATTTACAACAAATGTCTGCTACTCATATGGACGGACCAAAGTCTGCTTGGAGTATTGGATGTTTGAAGGATATGGCAGCAGAAGCTAATGATTGGCTTGATCATAGAAGAATTAATTGGGCTCACGCTTTTGCTATCGTAGATTTTTTTAGAGGAGGACTATTTACAGTCCATATTATACAAATAATAAACGGCAAAACTTCATTATGGGGTGAAATCGTAGATGGGAATAAAAAATGTTAGTGCAGAAGATGATAATAAAGGGTGCTGTAAAACTTATCGCAAAGCAATTTAAACTAGATAAAGTCCTTCATTACGTTGAAGAACCTAATGAGTTAGATAAACAAGTTGAAAGACTTACAAGCCGTATAGAAATATTAGAGACTATTATAAAGGAGAAATAATATGTTAGATTTTTTATCAAATAACGCAGGATTATTAATAGGTGGAACAGGTGGTGGAATAGTGCTTTATGTGCTCAAAAAGATACCAAATAAGCAAATTTGTGCTTGGGTTGAGGGTATATGCTTTAGACTGGGTAGATTTATGACTTTAGGGCTATCTCAATGGAAATTTACTAAAGGTATATGGAATAAGACTGTAGAGCCTTATTTTATTGATTTAGTAGATAATTTTGTAGGTGGAGCACTTAGAGGTTTAATTAAAGGATTGAGGTCTGATAAGTAATGCCATACAAGACAAAAGGTAATCGTTTAGTTAATGAAGTCACTTTAGGTGATGGTTATCCTTTGTCGTCTAATTTAAAACCATTAAAGGTAGGTGGAAAGACCTCTCCTCTTGAGATGGCTTCTGCCTACCCTGATGATAGTGTTAAAGGTAAAGTTAAGATTAATGGAGATTTAGAAGTTGTAGGTTCAACTAAGGGAATATCTGTTGCTGTTCCTGCTCAAACTTGGACTAAGAGCTTAGGTGGATATAAAACAAACAATAATAGCTCAACTCTTTATTATTTTCAATTTTATCCAAATTATCATTTATGGAATAATTCTGATTCATCTCCAACGAGTATAAGTTATTCAGATGTTTATTCTGCTGCTTTTTTTCCAAAAGCATCAGGAACATTAACAAATATAGATGTAGTTTGCAGATCTCTTGATACAGGTGTTACTGATCCTTTGAAATTTTATGTATTTAAAGGAACTCCTGCTAACAATGCTTCAAGCACATCTTTAACTCAAATCGGAGTAACAGATACAATAACTCCTATTTCAAACAAACAAATGAAAACATCTACTGATATATCATCAAGTAATGATTTTTCAGCAACAGATAGATTATGGGTTATGTATAAAAAAGATTCAACTTCAGGTAACCAAGATTTATACTTTGAAGTAACTATAAGTGGAGAATACGATTGATAGATAAAATTGATACAAATTCAGAACCTTATACAGATTTAGCGAAAGATGGGATACCTTTACCTGATGCAGAAATGTATAGAATTATTGTAAGTAAAATTAATGAAATTATTGAAAAGATTAATGGAGAATAGATGGGAAGTTTAGCAGGAAAATCACCAGCAAATACATATAAAAGTTTATTAAAGGTAGCAGATGAAACTAATGGTGTTTCTACTTCAAATAGTCAAATAGAAGATGGAGAAGGTACAGCTACTTGTTTAAGTGTAAGTGATGATGCTTTAGTTGTTCAACCACAAAATGATAATACTGTAGCAACATTTGCTGTTAGGGCAACAGGTGGAGATTATGTTTGTAAAGCAGATACATCAAATTCTGTATTAAAAGTAGGATCAACATCAACTGCTGCTAACACTCAAATAATAGAATTTAATATTCATGATTTAACACCTACAGCAGGAACTCATTATTTTGTGAGTAAAGGAGTAGCTAAATATAATATGTTAAATGGAGTTTCTGAACTTGCTAATGGTACAGGTACAGACCCTGCTACTACTTATGATGGAGGAGCAGAAACTGATGAGTTAATAACACATTTATTTATAGCACCTATTAATTTAACTGTAGATGCGTGTAAGTTTATGGTTGCAACAAGTGCAGATACAGATACTGTTATTAATGTTCATCTTTATAAATTTACAATGAGCAATGATGGTGATACAGATGATGGTAATTTATCAGGAGGCACTTTACTTGCACACGGACAAGCAACAGCAGTAGATAGAAATGTTATTAAAACAGTAGATTGTACAATAGATAGTTCTGCTGTATCAGCAGGAGAAGTTATTGCTTGTTTTGTTGAAAATGAAACAAATACAAACGCAATAAGATTAAACACACAGGTTTTATACCACTTTGATTAGGAGATAATAATGGCAAAATTAGAAGCGAATTTAGAAATAAAAACAGGAAACGGAACAGATTATTTATGTGAAATGACTGACCAATACACAGAAATATTATCAACACAACAAATTGTAGATAATAGTGATGAATACACACAAATTGCTACTTTTGGTTTAGCTTCTGGTATTGGTGGTAATGCTGGGCTTAGAATGTCAGGAGCAAGATTAGTTGTTGTAAAAAATAATTCTGATATACCTATAGAAATTGAAATAGGCACAACAGACTATAAAAATAATTCAAATGTAGATGAATTAAATAGTGTTGATTTAGGTCCAGATTCTGCTACATCGATAAGACAAATTTCTTATATACTTGCAAGTAATGAATATATGGTTCTTCCTAGTACTTGGATGGTAAGTTATGCAGAATCTCATTCAGCAGCTAATGCTAAAACCATTGACAACAAAGGTGGGTATGATGTTAATAGTGGAAAATTATATGGTGATAGTGGTGCTGATCTTGGAGCAAAAGTAGAAAATACTGAAACACAAGTTACTGTAGATGATACAGATTTTTTTAAAGTTGGCGATTTAATACAATTAGGTTCTACTACAGGCACTACTGTAAGTAATATAGAAATTATGAGAGTTAAATCAATAGATTCAAGTACAGTTATGCAAGTTGAAAGAGGTTTGTATGGCTCAATTACAGCAGATGGAGATGCACAAACAGATAGTCATCATGGTGCTGTAAGTGGTGCAAATGTTTTTATCCCTTGGTTTAACACACAAGAAGATTATGATAAATATCACGATGATGCTAATGCTTTAGGTATAGTACAAACTAATAAAACAGGTAAATACACAGCACAAAATTTATTTGGTTATGCAAGAACTGCTGATGGAGTAGCTAATGGAATTGTTAAAGGTTCTTTAGCTTTTAAATTTTATAGTAATGGTTATCAAGAGTTTGGATTGTCTGGTATTACGCCTTCAACTCATAGTGGTTTAGCTGCTTCAACAACATATCAATTTAATATTACAGTTGATGGTGGTTCAACTTTTGTTGATTTAGCATTTACAACTGATGCTACTAATTTAAACTTTGGTGGTAACAATGGCGTTATAAGTAAAATTCAAGCAGCACTTGATGCACAATATTATACATCAGGAAATTTATTTGAAAAAACAGTTAGTGTAGGTATTGTTAATGGTGATATTAGATTTACATCAGGAAACAGAACAAGAAATTCAGCAATAGCTTTAGCAGCTCCGGGATCAGGTACAACGCCATTTGGAGTTGGTAGATTACCTGCTATTGGAAGTATTGAAGCTGCTGTAGCATCTAAACTGCCTGATGATACTATTGAAGATAAAACATATAATATATCAAAATCAAATAAAGGTATATTTGCTTATGATGATGGTAAAGGTAATATTATAGGTGCAGCTACAGGTAGTATAAATTATGAAACAGGTGCTATTGATATTCAAGGACCATCTAATGCAGAATTTGTAGTAAGTTTTAATTATGATTCAGCTCATAGTGGTGGATTAAGTTCTAATAATACAATGAAAACATTAAAAGCGAGAAGTTTAAATAGTAAAATAAATGCAGAAGTAGAAGTTATAGGGTTTGTATAAGGAGAAAGTATGCCATACGGAAAAGGAACATACGGTAAAAAAAGAGGGCGACCTAAAAAAAAGATGAAAAGAAAGAAGAAGTGAAATGGCTAAATTTAAAGGTAAATCAGTTAGATTGAATAAACCAACTCGTATTAGAAAAGGTCAAGCAGGTTATGGAAGAAAAAAATTTCAAGTATATGTTAAAGATGGAACAAGGACTAAAAGAGTAACTTTTGGCGACCCTAATATGAGAATTAGAAAAAACAACCCAGAAGCAAGAAAATCATTTAGAGCAAGGCATAAATGTTCAACAGCTAAAGATAAAACAACAGCAAGATATTGGTCTTGTAAGAAATGGTAGGAGGATAAATGGCGACAGCAGCGATATATTGCACACATAAAGAATTAAAGAGAGTATTTCCTCAACTTGATAGTTTTGATAATAAAAAACAAATTTATGGTTGGGTAGAAGTTACAAGTAATAAATATGCTGCTCACAATAGTGGTATAGTATCTCAATTATTTGCAGACGGAGAGGATTTAGGACCTGCTCAATCAGCACATACTGATTTAAATGTTGAAGGCGAATGGTTTTATAATTCTGCTGAAGATGTATGTTATTATTATTCTGCTAATACTCCATTAGATAAATTAATGGAAGGTGGAGAAGAATTTACTGCTATGGTTACTCAATACAGAACCGATGCAAGTAGATACCTTGATAGTATGCTTGATCCTAATATGCCTAAAGAAGCATTAAA